TACCGGATGGTGATACAAATATCATAAACACATTAGGGCACTCCATTAGTCTAGCCTTCTCAGCTTTCATTACCTTACTGCTAGGGTAATCATCAAAGTCTAATATACAAAGCCCTGAGTGCTCAATAAGGCCATTATCATTACGTTCATTAAAGGTCCCATTAAACATGATAGCCCTGAGGCTGTTCTTTAGGCTGCTGTATGCAGGATCATCCTCCTCCATAGCTCTAAGAGCAGTTATCTTATCAATTAATTCGGGGTAGCCTTCCTTTATCCTATTGTAAACATCCACCACATCTTGTGTGTAGGGAGTTTCTTTAGAATTGAATAGGCTTTTAAATACAGATATGTTCATAGTTAGTTAGTTGGGCTGTAAATGTAATCATTATTTCTACATGACAAGTCTATGACGCAAAATGACGCAAATTTATTGCACTTGTCATAGCTAATAACTATACTGCTATTGACTATTAGAGCTTTATGACGCAAATGACGCAAAATAAAATAAAAAAAATTATAGAATAATGCAAAAAGTTACAGCAGCTGTTAATAAGAGAATGTGTCATAGCGTCATTGATTAGTAATAATTGCATCTGATCTGCTCTTTAAGTTTCTCTAATTTCTCAATAGTATATATCTCTAATATCCTTTGTTTTAATGGTTTATAGTACTGTGGGAGCACAAATTGCTCCCTTAGTTCCTTAGTATGCATCATGTAAGCAGGATCCTTTTGCTTTGAGTAGATGTTGTGCTTTGTCATACCATTTATTACTGTTGCATGGCTTTGGTTAAATAGCCTACCAATTTGTGATAGTGTCATGCCATCCTTTTGGAGCACATGATACAGGTAGTATCTCCGATATAGCACAGGCATAAATCTACATTTCTCTTTCAGGTCAAATTTATCTATGATGTATTGCACCTCTTCTAATCTAGTCATTGTTTTATGTATTTAAAAATATGTGTTATTACTTCTACTGTCCAGCCATTACCTAGCATCTTATACCTTTGGCTATCACTTACATGATTAGTGTAGTTATCTTTTACTGTTTGCAACCTTTCACATTCAATGGGTGTTAATCTACGGATGCGTGAATTAATTTTGCACAATGCTTGACCGGAAAAATCATTACCCTCACTTTTGCCTCTTGCTGGTAAAGTTCCTGATTTATTATTATCTCTCCATCTAAATCCTTCATCATATCTATAATCACCATCTCGCACTAAATTATCCTTTGTTACAGTAGTTAATGAATTGCTTTTATTAGTTCCATTTGTTTCAAGTTGTTGCTCAACATTTCCTTTTTCACCTCTACCTCTCATTGCAACAATCTCCACAGCATTAGTGTTACCTGTATCTAAACAATAAGTTTTACCATCAGTTCTACTCAGAGGGCCTGTACCACCTTTCTTAGGATCTCCTGAACGAGGCATAGTATTGTGTACTATTAGCTGATTATCTCTGCCTTGTTTGTAATATCCAGCAGCTAAACACATAGATTTATTACTATCATCAAAACATTTTTCACCATTATTGCTTCTTTTTATTTTGTTTATCATTTTCTCACTAATAAAATACTTCTCATCTACCTCACTCTCTAGCACATCTCTTAGTAGTATCTCTCTATCTTTTGGCTGCTGTATTATACTTTCTAAATCACCAAAGAAACCTGCTGCCTCCATTCCGATATTAGTCCAGTATAATCTTCTCCTATTTTGTGCAGATACTAAAGCTGAATTTATCTCAATAGCCTTTACTCCTATAGCCTTACTTAGTACTTTCTCCCACTTCTCCACCATCATTACATTCTCTAGTAGAAAATAGGTAGGCTTAACTTCATTGAGTAGCCTCATATACTCCCAAAACAAATAACTCTGCCCCTCAAATTCATAGCCCTCAGATTTTAATCTAAGGTAATGGTCTAGTGTAATTATTTCCTGCTCATCTTTAGTACTCATACCTTTTCGTTTACCTGCAAAGCTAAAGGATTGACAAGGTGAGCCACCTATAAGTATATCTATCTTAGGTAAAGAATATCCATCTACATCTACTACACTGCCTAGTTGTATCGTGTTAGGATAGTTAGCCATTGTAACCTGAATAGCATACTTATCTATCTCTGAGGCATAGTATTGATCTACTTTTATACCAGCTCTCTCTAGGGCTTGCTGTCCACAGCTCATCCCATCAAATAGTGATAATACATTCATACTGTTCTACTTTAAGTATTAGTTTTGGCCACATAGCCATTAACATTATTGCATGGTCTCTATCCAGGGCCTCTAAGATCCTGACAGCTATCCTCTTTTTACCACCCTCAAAATAGTTATAGGTTACTTTAAAGCGTTTCATTGTCTTGGTCTTTAGGTTTATGATCCTGTAAGCTGAGGTAATCTAGGTAAAGCTGTAAGTTAAAACTCCCCCCTTTATCTCCCTCACTCTTTTTATTTTTCCACCACTCCATCTTTGCCTTAAGGCTAAAGTGAGTAGGTACTGGTGCTGTCTTATCTATCATCTCTATCATTATTTAGTTCGTTCTGATACTCTTTGTTATCCAGGTGCCACTGCCATACATCAAATCTATCAGGATCTTCTAGTATGCTATCCTCTATAGCTGTCTTTAATTCTTTTAGCTCTTCTGAGTTAGGGGTGTAGGGATGGCATACGTTGTTGCACCACTGCTCACCCTTATCTAGCCAAATGCTAACTGTGGTTTCATTAGTTTCCTCATCAAATGAGGTAAAGCTCCACTCAAAGTCTAAGATAAATTCAATATGATAGGTCTCATACCAAATGGATGCTGTGTACTTTTCTACTTGTAAATCTTCTAAATTCATTTTAAAGCGTTTTAAAGGTTAGTAATGTAAGCTAATGTATAAATACTCACCCAAAACAATATAAACACAGCACAGGTGCTTACAATGTCTCTATGCTCATCAGTGAGGGGTGTAAAGTAATAGATAAGGTCGGATATTTTCTTTCTCATTTTCTTTGAATTTTGTAAACATTATCAGTAGCTTTGATTTCTGCAAGTATAAGCTGTGATCTTTCCATAGCTAGAGCTAATTCGCAGATACTTTCCCACTGTTCTACAGTAAAGGCTTTGTTGGTGTTAATTTGCTGGAGTAGGTACTCAACAGCTGTTAGTTTTGTTTCCATAATTGGTTAGTTTTAATTAGTAATGGTCAAATATACGTACAAACAATTAAATGTTTACATAAATACGTTATCAATAATCATTCTAAATAAGGAATGTAAAGGAATAGCCTGAATTTATACATGAGAAGTAAGGTGATAACCTTAAATTTAAGGCAAAAAAATAGCCCCCCTGCCAAACTAACCAAAGATACAGAGGGGCCTGGTCTCTAATACGAGACCTAGTGCAAACTTACAAATTAAATTTGTAACTATCAATAAATTTTATAGATTTTCTATCTCCTGTAGTCTCTCTACCACATTTAATAGTAAGTATCCTACCACCTAATGGCTTAATGGGAGCTCCACGTTCTACATGCCACCCATGAGATCCATCTCCATACTCCTCTTTATAGGTACCGGTAAGCATTAAGTGTAATTGTTTTTGCTTAAGTGTGTAACCTGTTACAGCATGCTTTTCTAATGTATCTCTCACATCATTTCTGCATGAATTTTCATGTATGTGGCCCATTGTAAAAACATCAAAGTTCTCATAAGTTTCTAGAGCCCTGGTTAAATTGATTGCACCTTTGGTAACTATACCACCACCACCTGATCCATGGAAGTATTTGATCTTAGTAGTAAAAGAGGTAGTATTGCCAGGGCTAAAAGCCTGCTTAACTACTAACCATCCACCATAGCCTCCTGTTTGTACATTAGATCCTGCTTTATAGTTTAGAAGGTCCACAAATCTTTGCAGTAGGTCTGTTTCTTGCCACTTAATTATAGCAGTCTCATGGTTACCGTATCCTATTAGCTTAATGATATGTGCATAGGGTAGAAACCACTCTGCTGCTGTATTAATTATACTATCTAAGTACATAGCATTGTTATGCTCAGGCCTAATGTCAGACTTGTTTCTCCTATTATCGCCTCTCCCCTGCATGCAGCAAAATAGGTCCCCATTTATCATTACAGGTATCTCCTCTTTAACACAATAGTCCAGGTGTCTCTTTAGCATATCTCTATCACAGTGAGGGTTATCCCAATGCAAATCACTAAGCATAGCTATCCTTACTTCACTGCCTTCTAGTAAAAGCTCGTGAACATTCTTTGAGTGTCTTATCATTATTTTTTAAATGGGTTGTATAATTTGTCTAGCAGTCTTAGGATAAAAAATAGAGCTATCCCACAGCCAAATCCTATTATGAATAATAACCAATTAGTTTTGGCCTTTTGCTTTTTTTCTGCTTTATATATGTACTTATACTTAAGCACATCCTGCTTTACAAGTTGAGTTTTATACCGGTACTCAATTCTAGTTTGCCACCTGGTCTTAGGTACATAGATATTCTTAAAAAAGATAACAGTGTCCTTAGTTCTTATCACCTTTTCGTATATAAGCGTATCATTGCGTATCACTGCAAAGCTATCTATTGATATTATTCTGATAGTATCACTATCCTGCACTACCTCTAAACCAAACTTAACAGCTTTTTTGTAGTGGTACTGTGCTTTTTTAGCATCTGAGCAGGAGCCTAATAGGCATAGTGCTATAATTGGGAGTATGTATCTCATAAATTCTCTAGCATTTGTATCATTCTAGGGCAGGGGTAGATATCACTCTTATCATGCCTCACTGAATTGTGTGTAAATATACCTGGTTCTCCCCTCAAAGCACGTTTATCTATATCAAAAATAATACTTTGGTAATCTCTAGGTATTTTGTACTGATCACAAAGGTAAACTAGCAGCTGCCGAGTAGACTCTATTTGTGCATCTGTGTACTTTTGCCAGTATATGTGCTTTTTGTAGGGCTTGTCTAGGATAGTAACCTCAGTATAATCTACTTTACCACCTACATAGTTATAGTAGTATCCATTCCTTTTGGTAAGTGGTCCATAGTTACAGATCTCTATGCCTACAGATATCTTATCCAAGCTCCTGTAAGTTACTCCTGCTTCTGTAAATACTTCCTGTTTAAGTCCTAGGTGATAAGCCCAATTTTTAGAGCTAAAGCATTGTACTATTGTACCCTTAGAACCAATGATAAAAGCAGTTGCTACCTTACCTACTTTCTGATTAAAGAATTTAGCTACAGATACTGCATCAGGTCCACCAGCTGTATGGTGCAAATAGATCTGTTTCTTATCTGTAAGCTCATCTACAAATTGATCCTTAGATAATCGGTGTTGAATTATCTTTGTTATATCTAACTCCATCTATGTCTTGTTTAATTTCTTTTGAACGCTGTAGTAAATTCTTAAATGCTGACCATATATCTATGCCTTTTACAGCCTTGTAATTTTCTGAGATAGAGATAACCTCAATACTACAAAGCACTAAAGATAGAATTTTGGTGAGCATTAATGGTATGCTAAAAAAAACTAGAATTATATCGTTGAGTATCCAATAATCTATCAGGTAGAAACCAATAACTGCCACCTCATAAAGCATTAATTTAGAGATGATAGCAGATAGGCCACGTGATGTAATTGGTATCTTTAATTTCTTAGCCTTCCATACACCTGTAATGGTGTCTAGTACTATGGCGAAACCAATTAAAAATAATATACCTGATATAGGTAAAAAGAAAGCTCCTATCACTGTTAATAATTGTATTATATATTCTTTAATTGAGGCTAATAAGATTGCTAACTGTAGTCTCATAGTATTAGGATAGCGTTGTTATACCCATTTTCTCTAAAGTTACCACATAAGCCAGTGCATACATTGTTATATTGATTGATACAGGTACAGTTGTTAAACATTGGCCGTAAATCAGTATCTAAATTAGTGGTAGAAATAAACTGAGGGAAGAGTGCCCTGTTCACCAGGAGCCATCTGATTAATCTCTGCTCAAAAAAGCTAGCCTTCTGTGCATAGTGCTCCATTCCAAAGGCCACCTCATTACGTGATACACTAGCAGAGTAATCACCTGACTGTGTTTGTATTCCTTTATTCTTAAGTTGGTAAGTCAAGCCAAAGACAGCATCCTCTGCAGATCTCCATGCTATCACTGGCTGTATAAATTCTACTAGATCTACCTCATCAGGGTTAAGTGCCTGGTTATTATACTGAGTTAATAAATAATTATAGAAAGTAGTACCTAAAATAGGTTGTACTCTTAAGGCTGCCTGAGTAGCTACATAAGGTGTTAGATCTGTTACATCCACATTAGCAGTAATAGGTGTATTAACTTTTAAATAAGTTTCTGTGATAAAATATAACATTATACAGGGGTTGTTGTTGTGGTTACTACTATGGCATCTGCTGCCTTTTGAGTCATATCTCCACCTGCTATAGGTGCTAGTGACGCCAAAGCTCTTACCTCATTAATAGTCATGGTCTCTAATACTTTAGTAGCTACCAATGGGCTAAGGCTGTTAAGAGCGTCATTAGTTTTGGATGTATCACCCTCAAGCTCTACTATATTCTCATTAATTATCTGAAAGTTATTGATAGTGAAATCTGCAGGGATCTTAGCTATTGTTAATAGCTCCTGAAAGATATGCTGTACACATGATCTAAGCTCCATTACTACATTCTTTTCAAATATCACATAAGCCTGCTTAATATCTGCACCACCACCTAAGGCTCCTGTAGTACGTATACCCATTAAGATAGGATCTATTGTGTGAGCAAAGCAAATCTGCTCTGTGTTAAGCTGTGAGGCCTCCTGAAATAGTTTATCATTATTGTTATTAGGTAGAGCTTCTATCTTAGGTAACTGATCCTGGCTATTAGCAAAGAAAGCAACAGCCTTACCTGCATTAGCAGCACCTTTTAACCTATCAATAGTTTCTTTGATCATGTGCTTCTCCTCCTCTGATTGTGGCCTCTTAGGGAACATCATAGCAAAGGATGGGAATACACTATTTTGGATGTTACTTTTAGCAAAGTACGAAAGCTCACCTGATAAGAAAGCAAAGTTAAGAGCTGAGGTATATTGTGCTAAGCTGTAGTAATCTTGCCCTAGTGATTTAATCTCATAGCAATATAATTGCTCATAATCTGAGCATGCAATATGATAAGGCTTAATTTCTCTAATATCAATGTTAGTACTCCAGTCATCACAGATATAGTACATATCTTTATACCTAGAAATTCTTACTTTCTCAGGTGATACATTATCTATCTTAACAAGTTTCTTATCATTATCAAAAAACAGCTTAAAGTAAATTCTATTGTGCACAATTAACTGCCTGGTTACTGCCTTAACTGTTTGCTTAATTTTAATTTTTCTTTCAAACATGTAAAGGTTAAGTTTCTCAGGGGTAGTTAGCTTGTCAGTTTCTAAAGCAAAGCCACCACCTATAACTGCATTTGTTTTAAAGTCCACAATAGCACCATGTAAGGGGCTAGCAAAATACATCTGATTTAACATTTCAGGATAGAGATTATCTGCACCAAATCTCACCCACATATTGGTAGAGTACCTACCATTTACATAAGGGAGTGTTAAGTTACCTTTACCTACAGGTAGGAAGGGAGTTGAAAAAGATTGATAACCTTCTAATACTTCTACTGTCTTAGTTTCTTTCTTAAATAAATTGTTATACCATGCCATAGTTAATCGTATATTGAGGTGCCTACTGGCCCACTAACCACCATTCTACCCTCTTCTATCACCACTCCTGTGGACTGTGCAATAGTTAAAGGTAGTACATAGGGTACTGAGCTTTGATAAATCTGATATATAAACTGCCCTTGTTTTAAAATAATATCTACAGGCTCATTAAGCACAAAAAGATTGTATCTTTCAGGGTATAAGCTAGTATCTGCAGTAGTAAATAACTGAGTAACTGATAGAGTATTCATTTCATTAGTGAAAGCAAATAGATAATGAGGGGTGGGTACAGTAGTAACCTCTGTTAAGGTTAGCACTACCTGGTTAATAGTTCCCTGTTCAATGTATATCATACCTATATTATATGATGTTAGTCAAATGTTTAGAAATAAAAAAAGCCCCACAATATGCAGGGCTAATTTTCTTAGGAGTTTACCTTAAACTAAACCTAAAGTAGCGTAGTCACCAGGATTAGCTAGATTAAGCTCATAAGCTAAGTACTCATTTTCACCTAACAAAGTAACGGCATATTTAGAACCATCAGCTCTAGCAGTACCTGATCCTTCAGCTACACCTGTAACTTGTAAGTAAGGGAAGTACCAATAAAGACCATTAGCATCTAATACTACTGCAGTAAGATACTGCTGTCCTGAACCTAAAATTTTGATAGATCTAGACTTATCAGCTTCTCTACGTTGAAACATTAAAGAAATAGTAGAAGTAACAAATGAACTACCATTTATTAAGTCAATAGCAGCCTCTTCTGTAAAGCTAGATGTATTCCTACGGATGTAGAAGTTTTCAAATGTTACAAGTGGAGCTGCTAAAGTGATAGCTGTGATAGACCATCCTGCACCTGCAGATGGATCTGCTGGTGTGATGGATGCGATGTTATCCTGAGGGGTTATCCAAATACTATAGATCCCTCCACTGTTGTTATCGCAATTTTTTACAATAGCCTCGAGGGCTTGACAAGTTGGCATGATTTTTAAGTTTTATATAAAGGGGGTTACCCCCCTCTATGAATTAATATTAAGAATAGTAAACTATTTCCCCTGGGTTAACGTAGCTAAATCCTACTTTCATGTTAGCACGAGTTCTGATTATAGGCTCAGCTACAGTATCAGCTAGGTTTACAGCACGTAAGTCAGATGGATCACCTTCACCATCAAAGGCAAAAATTAGGTTATCCTTCAAAGTCATTACAAAAGTGTCATTAGACATACCTGGACAAAGTACTATTTTGATACCTAAGTAAGTCAAAGATAGATCTTGAGTAATAAATGCATTAGTGTTACCTTGAGCTACACCTAAACGGTAAAGATTAACCAATTGAGTAGGCATATAGAAACGTAAATCTGCAGTTCTTGAAGCAATAGAAGCAGGAACCAAAGCAAAAGCTGCATTCAATTTAGTCAACAAAGTAGCAAAAGTAGTAATAGCACCTGTACCACCTGAGATAACAGGAGGTGTAGGAGGAACCGTTACAGGAGGTGTTAAACCCTGACCAAGTAAAACCTCATAACCATCACATAAATTAAGTGGAGCACTACCACCTGTATCACCTTGCCATCTTAATGACTCAATAGATCCATTAATAGAGTTAGCCATCTCAGACCAATAGAAGTTAAAGAAGTTAGCTACAGTGAAATCACCATTAGAACCTTGTGCCATTTGTAAAGATACAAAAGACTGCTCTAAGTCAAACTGACAAACTTGAGCCATAGCAGAAAGAGCACAAACGTCTACTTCTACTGAGCTTAAATCATCAGTGTTAAGGTTAGGGAAGTTACAAGGGGATGCAGCTAGTAAGCCTGTACCAAAAGTAACTGTACCAATTTTAGTCTTATACTTTATACCTGGTAAAGTACGAAAGTTGTCTGCTATCTCACTACCTCCTAGGTAAGCTTGAGCATAAAAAGCATCAGCGTTGGGTGCAAGAGCTGCACTTGCGTCAATTGTTAAATCAAATCTTAGTTTTCTCATTTTTTTTTTTATTTGTTATTGTTAAATTTATTAAAATTACTTAATTTTTGTTGTGCGCTCAAAGCCACAGCCTCCTCCATTGTCTCCTCTTCTGTATCAACTACTAGGGACTCTTCAAATTGATTTTTTAAATCAGCTATCATAGCCACAAGTGCATCTACTTGCTCAGTAATAAATGGGCGTACTATCTCTAGTATTGCCTCAGCATCTAAAGCAGGATCTACAGCCATAGTCTCCTCCTCTACTACTTCCTCCTCTTCTACTACTGTATCTGCTAGTGTGGCCTCAACCACTTCTGCATCACGTATCTCAGTAATCTCTCCGTCAACTACGACATAGATCTTACCATCAATCGTGTGTTCTCCGTCTGGTAATTTGTTCATGTTTATATCTGTTTTTAATTGTGTTACCTCTTTTAATTTCATGCCTAAATAACCTTCTATTGAAAAGCCTACCTGGTCATTATCTACTAGATGGTTATAGTACTCCTCATCAGTTACCTGAGCTGTTACCATTAGGGTACCTGTAGGTACTTCTATACCAAAGCTAGAGTATGCCTTATCTTTAGTAGGATTTTCTACTATCCATGCCTCAAGTATGTAAGCTGGTACAGTCTCAGTAGTATCATGCTCTAAATTAAACAGATCCTTATTAGACATATCACGCATAAACTTAGAATGAATTTTCTCTATCTCTTCCTTAGTAAACTTAACATAGTACTCTTTGCCATCCTCATCATCCTTCCTATAGATCTCCATAGGGATAAGAGCAGGTGCTACAATACGATATTTTACAGCATCCTTAAACACCATAGGCTTAGCCTGTGAATTGAAAGCCATACCCATTACTTTGATAGCAGGGTTAGATGTAAAAGCAATTTGCTCTATACCCAAGTCCTCACCATTTTCAGCGTATTCAGGATCTATTGTAATTTTGTAAATAGGTAAATTATCTTTAGCCATACCTATATTATAATTATTCATATATTTGTAAAAAAATTAACTATGGTAACTATTTTAGGAAGGGAGATCCCTAACAGAATTGAAGAGCTGACTATTGAGCAGTTTGAATCAATTACAGATATTAACAATAATAAAGAGCTGGATCCTGTAGATAGGCACCTGCAAATCTTTGAGTACTTAGGCATCCCTGAAAAGGAGTTTTTTGACTTTGATATCTCTGATTTTATTGATATTGTAAAAGAGTTCAATTCTGCTCAGGATCCCATGGCACCAAGTGAGCCTGTAGGTACACTAGAGCTAGATGGCTTTACATATACTGCAGAGTTAAAGCTAACAGTAAGAGAAACTAAGCTTATAGAAAAGATAGCCATTCACAAACAGAAGGGGTACATCTCAGATATGATGGCCGTAATGTTTAAAGGAGATCACCTAACTAATGCAGAGCACTATGCTGAGGCACATCTTAAGTTAAAGTCTAAGCACATAAGAAAATTGAAAGCAGAAATCTGCATACCTTACATTATGTTTGTTGCTAACAAAATTAAAAAACAAGTAGAGGATGTGCCTACAGAAATAGTAGAGGATGTTATTACCGAAACAGTGGAGTGAGGTAACTCTTGAGCAGTTTATAGAAATTGCTGAGATAGACAAAGAGCAGGGTGCCTACCACTATAATAGTGAAATACTATCTATCATTTGTGATGAGCCTATAGA